ACCTCACACGAGGCCCGTGTGTAGGTCTCGCGGGAGTTGCGGACCACGGCCAGCACCCGGAGCCGGCGCGACGCCGGGACGTCCGAGGGCAGGTCGCCGCCGAGCTCGTCGCCGCGGCGCACGTCGGCGTCCGCCAGGGCGTGCACCACGTGAGTGAGCTCGGCGCCCCACTGGTGATCGCCTATCGACTGCTCCGCCGGCGTAGGTTGGCTCACCATCGCCCGCACGGTGCCGGCCTGGGTGAGCGTGACGGTCTGGCCGCCGACCTCGTCGACGGCGGTCTCGGGCCGCCACACGGTGAGCGTGCGGTTCAACAGGTGGCCGATCATGGGAAGAATCCGTCGAAGTCGCCGTCGGTGCCGCTCACGGACTCCTCGGACGGTTGTCGCGGCAGGGTGCCTTGCATGGCGAGACCGCCGGCGCCGAGGGCGTTGACCGCCCGCCGGACGATCCGCTTCTCGCGGGCGGTGAGGTACAACGTCGCGACGGCGTTTCCGCCGACGGAGTAGCCGTAGTCGCCGAGGTTCTCCTGTGTGAGCCCGCGAGGGTTCTGCCAGCCGCGCCGGATCATGTTCACGATCACGGCGACGACCGCCGGCGGCGCGTCCGGGGCCTCGACGTCGTCGAGGAGGCCCTGAGCGACGTCGCGCACGAGCGCCGAGGCGTCGACGATCAGCGCCTCGCCCTGTCCCGAGTCGATGTCATCGAACCCGGGACGGGCGAGGAGCTGATCGATCGTGATTAGCCCGGCCATGCCGTATCAGCCGTCGCTGTGGGCGGCTGTGTACCGCTCGACGACGTCGTCGGGCATCGGACCGCGGGCGGGCACGTCGAGGCCCTCCTCGCGGGCCCACGCCCGAACCTTGGCCGTCGAGGGGCCGCTCGTGGCCGCCGGCGCCGACTTGCCGACGCGCTCCCAGCGCGCCGACCGGTCGAGCCCGGCGATCACGACGGCCCACTGCTTGTCGCGCTTGGGCCGGCTTGTGCGCGTCGGTGCCTCGTCGGGCACGTCGGCGACACGGCCGGTGCGCGTGTTGCGGAACCTGGGCATGAACCCTCCTCAGGGTCAGGCGGTGGCGTCCTCGACCTTGAACACGCGATCGGCGTCGACGAGGGCGGCGCCGGCGAACGTTGAGACCACGCTCTGGTCGCTGAGGACGTTCGGGTTGTATTGGAACACCTGCCGGAGCCCGAGGCCCGAGTCGGACACCGCGGCCGACTGTGCGGCGCCGCGAGGGGCGACAGGCGCCCGGTTCGCGAATGCGAATCCGGAGCGGTGGTAGAACACGATCGCCGCCCCGCCGTCGCCGCCGGTGAGGCCGTTCGACTCGACGAACGTGAACCCGTACTTGCGGCCGATGACGGCCTCGCGGATCGCCGAGCCGCCGTCGCCGGACTGGTCGGCGGCGACGAACTTCTCGATCCCGAGGACCAGGGTGGCGGCCGCCGGCGACACCGCGGCGAAGCGGTCGCCCGCGGGCACGTCGTTCGAGCTGAGCGCCTCGCGTGCCGCCAGGATGTGATCCTCGACGTTCGCGTCGTCGAGGTCGGCCTCGTCGGCGACCACGTCGTTCATGGCGGCGGCGAGCTCGTCCTCGGCTCCGGTGGCGACCGACGCGAGTTGCGGTTCGGTCACCTGGGAGGCGAAGTCGACGAGCTCTAGCGACAGCTCCTCGTCGCTGATGTTGACGCCGTCGAACAGGTGCACGAGCGACACGTCGACGCCGGTCTCGTCGAGCGACGAGAAATCGCCGGACACATCGGCGCCGGGCGACGCCTGCACGTTGGCCGAGCGAGGAGTCCGCACCCGGACGGTGATCGTGTCGCCGTTGTCGCCGGCGAACTCGCCGCCGGCAGGACGGGCAACAGTGTTGGGGAGGACCAGCATCCGCCGCAGTAGCGGCACGACGAGGCCCGAAATCCCCTGGGCAGTGACCAGAGCCATCATTTCTCCTTACGTTGGCCGCCGGCCCTCTGCCGGCGGGCTAGAGGCTGCCGTGAGTGCGTTTCCACACTTCGTCGGCGAGCTCCTGTCCTGACTTCTCCTCGCCGGCGTCGTCCGAGGACGCGCCAGAGCGGAGTTTCTCTTTCGGCTTCCCGAGCGGCTTCTGTTCGCCGCCGGCCTCGCCCTTGTCGGCGTCGCCGGCGTCTCCCTTCCCGTCGCCCTTGTCGCCCTTGCCTTTCTCGCCGCCGAACGCCTCTAGCAGCTCGTCGGCCTGAGATTCGAGCTCGTCGCGGGTCGAGGCACTGAGCCACTTCGACTGAGCGGCAGACAGGCCCTTCGCCTGGGCGATTTCCGATCGGAGCGCCTGAGCTTCGGCCTTCTCGGCCCGCTGTTCGAGCTCGGCCACCTTCGCGGTGACCTTCTCCATCTCGCCCTTGCTGGCGTCGTCGTCTGCCTTGAGCTTGGCGAGCTCGTCGCGAGCCGCCTTCGCTTCGCCCTCGGCCTTACGGCGAGCTTCTCGTTCTTGTGCCAGGGCACGCTTTCCAGCGTCACCTAGCGCGTCGTCATCGCCCGTCGCGGGCTTGTCATCCTTCGCCATCGCGGCGACCTTTCTCTCTCGGGCCCGCCATCGCGGCGGGCCTCAGAACATATCGGCAGGCGCCGGCCCGAGACCGACGTTCGCCTTCTCGTGAGCCTTGCGAAACGCCTTCATGGCGTCGTCGCCCGACAGGCCCTCGGTCGACTCCTGCCAGAGCTCGCGGGCACGTTGCGCCACGGGCGACAGTTGCGTGCCGTCATAGGCGGGCTCGGCCTGGCAGGCGCAATGATCGTGCGCCTCGAAATCTGCGGTCTCGGCGGTGAACACCGGGCCCTGTGCCGCCAGAGCGGCGCAGAATGAACAGGGCTCGTCGGACGTGACCCGCTGCCAGCGGCCGCCCTGAGTCGCCGGGTCCGCCGACGTGGCCTGTGTGACGACCTCCCGGCCGCCTGAGAGGACTAGGTCCGAGGTTGTGCCGGCGGCCCTCACGAGGCCCCTACGGGCGGCGGCGTCGGTCGAGAACCCGGCCCGGCGGGCCCGAATGATGCCGGCGAGGCCGGCGCCTCGAACGAGGCCGGCGGCGAGCTCAAGTGCGGGGGCGTCGCCGGCGACGATCGTCATCAGACCACGGACGCCCTCGGCGGCCCGGAACGCCCGAAAGTAGCGGGACGCCAGAGCGGCCGAGTCGCGGTGCCGGGCCTGGATCGCGACGCCGGCGCCCTCGGAGAACGGCCCGATCGTGCGGGCGAGGTCTGTCGGGTCGACCGCCCGCCAGAGGTGAGTCAAGTCTCGGAGCGCCGCCGCACGTACCGCCACCTGCCGGGCCCGATGCTGTTGGGTGAGGCGTGCGCCGGCCTCGGTGCGGGCCATCTCACATCGGAGGGGCGGGCTCGGGCGCTCCGCGGTTCGCCTGGCGGTCGAGGAGGCGTTCGAGGTCGGCGAACGGGTCGCCCTCGTCGGCGGCGGCGCGCCAACGCTCGACCTCGTGCTGTGCGACGCCCGGGATCCTCGACCAGAGCTCGCGGGGCGGAACGCCGAGGTCGGCCACGAGCTGGCCGAACGCTGCGGCGGCCTCGGCCAGAGACCGGACCCGTGTGTCGCGCCACAGGACGGACGCCATCGCGTCGGGCGCCGTGCCGGTCATTTCGCCGGCGAGGTTGAGGGCCTGTTCCCAGGATTCGCCGGCCATGATCCGGTTCTCGTCGATCGCGGCCTGATGTGAGGCCCGGGCCGCTTCGAGGGCGTCGGCCGACAAGTTGATGAACTCGCCCATCAGCTCGTGCACAGGTGTCTGTGAGACCGTGGCGAGGTGGCGGATCGTCGCCTCCCGGGACTCGATGTAGCCACGGAGCTCGGTTTGAGCGAACTCGCCGACCTTGACGTCCTGAGCCGAGTCCTCGAACATCATCAGCCGGTCGGCGCCCATTTTGAGGGCGGTCTCCTCGGTTTCGGCGAGCCATCCGAGTATGTACCGCTGCCGGAACGCCCCATAGTGCTGCGCGACCTGCAAGCCGAACGACGTGATGTTGATCTGGTCCTGTAGCGGGATGAATGGCTCGACGATCCCGCGGATCGGGTCGTCGAGGTCGTCGGTGTCGCGGAACCGGACGACCGGACACACGGCCTCGCCGTCGGCGGTCGCCTCGTGCATCATCGGCTCGCCGAGGGCCTCGAACCGGCCCTCGTCGCCCCGGAGGTCGTAGACGGCCTCGCGATCGATCAGGCGCCAGCGGTTGCTCCGCCGCTTTTCGAGCGCGGCCGCCGGCCAATCGTCGTCGTCGCCGTAGGCGACCGTCAGATGCCGAGGCGACGCCCCGCGTAGCACCGGTACAGGTTCACCCGGGAGCACGGTCACGTAGGAGACGCCGAACGCCAGGCCGGCCCGGTGCACGCCGATCTGGCGGGCGTCGAACCGGTTGCGTTGCCACACGTCCCACTGGCCGAGGTTGTCGCCAGACGCCGGGGTTTGGAACCCGTCGACGTACATCGACTGCACGCGGGCGCTCACCACGTACTTGAGCATGTTCACTCGCGACAGGCGGGCGAGGCGCACGACGTCCTGTGGCGCGCCGGTCGGGAGGCCGCCGAGGCGGCGTTCGTCCGGGTCGTCCCGCAGGTAGAGCTGGATCTTGTCGAGGCGGCCGCGATCCTTGTCTCGGATCTTGCGGAGGTCGGCCGCGAGGTCGAGGGCCTGGTCGTTCGTGAGCGGCATTCCACCTCCTCCTAGACAGACATCGCCCGGCCGGTTCTGCGGCGGCGTTTCGGTTTCTTGTCGACGCCGTGAGCCGCCAGGGTGACGGCCACGAGAGGGGCGATGTTCACGGCGGAGTCGCGCCGGTGCCACGCCCATGCGTCGGAGAGGTTTCGTTTCCGGGCGCCGTCCACGGCCGCGTTGAGCTCAGGCTGGCCGAGGTGGCGGATCGTCCGCTCCTCAGGGTTCTCGGCCATGACGCCGGCGTAGAACGCCCCGCACGCCTGAGTCATCTCTCGGCCGCCGATCAGGACGGGCTCAATCCCGGCCTTGGTCAGAGGCACGATCAGCGCGCCCGCCGGCCCGACCGGGTCGAGGAGAAACCCGTTAGGGGTCCACTTCTCGTCGAGCTCGACCGCCCGGCCGACGACCCACGCCGTCCCGGAACGTTCCTCGATGACCTCGACGTGCATCCTGCCGTCGGCCCGCCAGCCGGCGACGCCGATCGACGCCGACTTGCGGTCTGGCGGAATGTCGATCCCGAACGTGACCGGATCGCCCGGCCGCGATCCGAGGTCCTCAAGCCCGGCCCACACGTCGATGTCGAGCACGGTCTGACCCGCTCCGCCCTCCCACAGACAGAGCCGCTCGCGGCCAAACTCCTCGTCGCCGAGCGTCAGGCGCTCACGCTCGATCGCCTCCGACGTGATCCGGATTCCGAGCGCCGGGTTAGCCCGCCGCCACGCCTCCCGGTCGTCGAGGTCGACCGGGACACGGCCGCCCTCGTCGTCGACCTGCCGCGCCGTCCATTCCAGCCACGCAAGCTGCGGGTCGCCGCCCTCCTGGCCGCGGGCCCGCACCGACTCCCACTGGTCCGACTGATTGCCGTCCTCGGGCGGCGTCCCAAAGTAGTTGACCTGAGGGTTCGGCCTCGCCGACAGAGTCGGGAGCACGGCGCCCATCGCCTGGCGCGACAACTGCTGGGCCTCGTCGAGGATCAGCCGGTCGCCGGTGAACCCTCGGAGCGACTGACGCGACCGGGCCACGAACCGGAGCCGGTGACCGTCGAGGGTCTCGAAACCCTCCTCGCCGTGCGACGTCCGCGGTTTCTTGCATCGCCGGCGGAGCTCGTCGGTGTTCTCGATCAACGCCATCAGGCGGAGGAAACCCTCCTGTGACGTCTTGAACTCGTGCGCCGAGTGGGCGATCAGTCGCTCGCCGAACAAGAACAGGGCCGCGAGGCTGATCGCCTCGATCACGCCGCCCTTGCCGTTCTGGCGGGGCACGAGCTCGCCCGTCTCGAACGCCGCCCACTTGAGGTCGGGCCGCTCGGCGAGGATCACGTCGAGGGAGAACACTTGCCACGGGTCGAGGATCAGCTCGGCCCGGCGGGCGAGCTCGACGGCCTCCTCGCCGGAGCTCGACGTGAACGGCGGCCTAGTTAGAACGCTCGGCCTTTGCTCGCCTCTTGGCTCGCCGGGTAGCCAGATCGTCAACGGTCGAACCCTCCGGGACGGCGCCCATCGCGGGCGCCGAGTCGTGGATCACGCCCATCACTCGGCGGAGCTCAGCGGCCATCGCGGCCGATGGGGTCTCGTCGAGGGCGTCGGCCATAGATCGGGCGAGGGCGGTCCGCCAGTCATCCGGCGTGCCGTCGAGGGCGACGTCGACCTGAGGCCGCACGGCGACCGCCGGCGGAGTCGGGGCGACCTCGCGGTGAGCCGGACACCCGGCCGGGCCAGAGCGGCGCCGGCAGGGTTTCCCGGAGGCCGTCGGCCGGCCACACGAGCCCGGCGTCGAGGACCTCCTAGCGGGCACGGCCGCCTCCCGGTTCTAGCGGAGCCGTCGGACGATGTAGAGGCCGCAGACGATGATCGCCAGGACGACGAGGATCGTTACCAACATGCGAGGACCTCCCGGATCGAAGTGGGGAGAGAAGGGCCGCA